GTATGGGTCGCAACATGGCTCGTGTTGCTAATCAAAAATCTAGCGCAAGAGGTCGTTAATATGGCAACCGCAAAGAATGTAAAACCTACCAAAAAGGATAGCCCAGCTATTCGCACTGGTAAAGCCCCTTACGATAAACCTGCAAGTGATTATGCTCGTCCACACACAATGGATGGCAAAATTATTAATGGAAATGAAGTTATGGAAATGGGCGACTTTGCAACTGAAAAGTCTGCCAAAGAAGCTAATATTAAAGATCCATTACCAGCAAGCTCTGTAGGCTGGGGTAAAGGCACAACTAAAGAAGACGGACAAGAAACCCGTGGAAATGGTGCAGCTACTAAGGGTCGTATTGCTCGTGGACCAATGGCTTAATAAATGAACTACGAAACGTTATATAACAACATTCAGACTTACGCACAGACGAGCGAAAGCACGTTTGTAGCAAATATCCCGTTCTTTGTTGAACAGGCTGAAACTCGTATATATAACTCAGTTCAAATTCCATCTTTACGTAAGAATGTAACTGGAACATTTACGGTTGGAAACCAGTATTTAACTTTGCCGTTTGACTGGCTTTCCACGTATTCTCTTGCTGTTATTGACAGCAATGGCAATTACACTTATTTACTTAACAAAGATGTAAACTTTATTAGAGAAGCATATCCTAACAATGGCTCATCAAGTTGGACTATGCCAAAGTATTATGCTATTTTTGGTAGCTCTACCAACAACGTTAATGAACTAACAGCTATTGTTGGACCAACTCCAGATTCTTCATACGCTACTGAGTTGCACTATTTTTACTATCCAGTATCAATTGTGCAAGGTGTTGCCGCTACATTAAGCGCAAGTTTTAATGGTGGATCTGCATATACTCCCGGTTTGTATCAAAACGTATCATTGACAGGCGGATCTGGATCAGGGGCTTCTGCGGATATTTTGGTTAACTCTGGCGGAACAATTACATCGGTAACTTTACAAAGCGGTGGAAGCTTTTATCAAGTTGGTGACGTTTTATCTATTCAGTCATCTTCTGTAGGGGGAACTGGCTCTAATTTCTCAATTTCGATTGCCACGGTTAATAATGCTCAAGGTCAAAGCTGGCTTGGTGATAATTATGACCCAGTACTTTTTTATGGCGCTATGCGAGAAGCTATGCTTTTCCAAAAGCAAGAACAAGACATTATTAAATACTATGAAGATAAATTCCAAGAAGCCCTTGCAGAAATGAAACGTCTTGGTGATGGTCTTGAGCGTGGTGATGCTTACCGTGATGGTCAAACTAAACTCAAAGTTAATACATAATGCCAATAGTACAAACTCAAACTACGTTGTTCAAAGCCAATATTTTGTCTGGTTTGGAGAACTTTACTTTAACTTCTCCCTACACTTACAAAATAGCTTTATATAACGGAAATGCGAACCTTGATAATACAACCACTGCTTATACCAGTACGAACGAAGTTGTTGGGACAGGCTATACGGCTGGTGGGCAGATTTTGACCATATCTAACCCACCAACCCAAGATACCACAAACAACATAGCATATATCTCATTTAATAATGTAAGTTGGTCTGGTTCGCTTTCCGCAAACGGAGCGCTAGTTTATAATAGCACCACTGGAGCGGCTTGTTTTATTTTGAATTTTGGTAGCACGATTACCAGTTCAAGCACGTTCACCGTTACGTTCCCAACGGCAACATCAACAACAGCAGTACTGACAATTAGTTAAGGAGTTTTACATGGAAAAAGCAAAATTTGGAGACATCAGTACCGCTGCGGTAATTCGTAATGCTGCGTCTGATAACCCTGTAGGTTTCGAAGGCTATTACGATGTAGTATGCTACGATGCACAAGGTAATGTTAAATGGGAAGACAGAGCGCCAAACTTGGTGACTGCTGCTGGAAAAAATGCTCTATTTGATTACTATTTTGGCGCAACTGGTACAAGTGGCGGCACTTCTTCTGGTAACAACTATCTTGGATTGGTAGGAAGCGCTTCAGCTACTGCAAACTATTTCCCTTCAGATACCATTACTTCACACGCTGGTTGGCAAGAAATTGGTGGTGCTAATGCTCCAGCTTATTCTGGTAGCCGTCAGCAACCTAACTGGACTTCTGCTTCCAATAACGGATCTGCTGCGGGTAGCAATATTACATCCAAAGCTGCTTCTGCTTTAACTTTTACATTTACAAGCAGCGGTACTGTATTTGGTTGTTTTATCAACTCTGGGGCAAGTGCATCTGCAACCGTAGGTTCTACTGTTGGTGTTTTGTATAGCGCTGGTTCATTTACCGCAGGAAGTAAAGTTGTAGCAAGTGGCGACTCTTTAGCAGTTACATATACAACTACCGCAACGTCTTAATTTAGGAGCCAATTATGGCTTTAGTATTAGCTGATAGAGTACAGGAAACAACAACCAGTACAGGGACAGGCGCAGTCATTTTAGCTGGTGCCGTTAATGGTTATCAAACCTTTTCTGCTGGTGTTGGTAATGGTAATACTTGTTATTACACAATTTATGACAATACATCCTTTGCATGGGAAGTAGGTATTGGCACGTACACATCATCAGGTAATACTTTAACTCGTAATACTATCCTATCGTCTAGTAATTCTGGATCTGCTATTAACCTTGCAGGTAATACTGCGGCTGTTTGGGTAGATTATCCATCTGAAAGAGCTGTTTATGGTAACGGTAGCGTTATCTCTGCGCCGACTGGAGCACTGCTTCCTCTTGGTAATGGCGGCACAAATGCAACATTAACGGCAACTGCTGGAGCTTCTGTTTATTCAACTGGATCAGGACTTTCTTTAACAGCAGCAGGAACGGCAAGTCAATTATTGCAGTCCAACGGTACATTAGCACCTACTTGGGTATCCAGCCCAACATTAACTAGCCTTGCTTTAGGTTTCAGTGGAACAAGCTCTACACTGGGTGCTTTGGCTATAGGAAGCCCAGTCGCTGCGGATACGGGTTATCTTGCTACTTTTGCTGGAAGTCAACCAACCTATGCATATGTATTAGTTCAAAATACAAGTTCTGCCAATACAGCTTATAGCTCAGTTACTGTAGGTAATAACAATTACGGTTCAACCGGTGCATATATTGATATTGGTGTTAATAGCTCTACATATAATGCCACTGCTGCGGGCTATCCAGTAAATAGCCTTTCACTAGCAAATGCTACATTTATTGAGTCCACTAATGGTGATATTTCAATTGGTTCTTGGGGTGCAAACAATATTCACTTTTTGGTTAATGGCACTACTACAACTGTTGACGCTGTAACTATTAATAGTTCAAGTGCTGTAGGTTTTAGTGGAAATTACGGAACCTCTGGACAGGTATTAATTTCATCTGGTTCTTCTTCTGCGCCTACTTGGGGAACAGTATCTTCTGGTTTAACTATTACTCCAGTATCAAACAATGCAACATATTACGTTGGGTTCCAAAGTGCCACTAGCGGCACAACTAGCATTGATAACGTAAATACAGGATTTACATTTAATCCGTCTACTGGAACTGTAGTAGCAACTGTTTTTTCAACAACATCTGATGAGCGTTTAAAGCAAGACATAAAAACGCTTGAGAATGCTTTGCAAAAAGTAGAAACCATGCGTGGTGTGTCTTATATGCGTAATGGCAAGCCCGAAATTGGTTTAATTGCTCAAGAAGTAGAGCGCATTTTGCCCGAAGTAGTTTTTACAGATGATACGGAATATGGTTATAAATCAGTATCTTATGGAAGTATTATTGGTTTATTAATTGAAGCAGTTAAGGAATTATCAGCAGAAATTAAAGCATTGAAGGGTGAGTAATGTTTGGTTTAACAACCTTTGCTCAAGCACCATTTAATGCTTTTAAAAGCAATATTTATGGCGGCTCTGTTAACGAAACTATTACTTCTGATTCGGATATCGAGTCTGTAATCGCTACATTTAGTAGTTCTGTATCGGAAGCCATTAACAATTTTGCAGATCCTAATACAGGTAGCATTACTTATGGGGTTGTGATTTCTGAAACCATTAGCAGCTTTGCTGATTCTATACCGCAACCTGCTCAAACTTATGCGGTAATGGTAGCAGAACAAATTACTTCAGAATCTGATATTGATGTAGGAATTAGCGTATTTATTGTAAGCGCCAATGAAGGCATTGCTGCTGACTCAGACATTGAATCTGTGATAGCAAACTTTAGTTCAGTCATTTCCGAAGGCATCAGTGCCGCAGATAGCCCAGTAGGAATTAAGATTTTTAATACGGTAATAACTGAAAACTTAACCGCAGCAGACAAAGAGTCAGTGATTGCTAACTTTGTTAGCGTAATATCAGAAAATATTATCCCAGCCGATCAAGAAACTGTTGTTGCCGCTTTTGCGGGAGCGGTATTTGAAAATGCAACCTTTGCAGACTCGCCAAATGAATCTGGATGGATTAAAATAAACAACGCTCAAACTCCGTCTTGGATTAAAATAAACAACGCTCAAACTCCGTCTTGGATAGTAATATCTGACGGACAATAAGGAATTTTATGACAACTACGTATTCACCATCGCTTAAATTAGCCCTGCTTGGCACTGGAGATCAATCAGGAATTTGGGGTACGACCACCAATACCAATTTGGGAACATTGCTTGAGCAAGCAATTACTGGTGTAGCCGCAATTTCTTTGACTGGTTTAACAGCATATACATTAACCAATTTAAACGGGGTGCTGGACGATGCTCGTAATGCGGTATTAATTTTTAATGGGACACCTAGCGGTGCAGTAACAGTTACTGCTCCAGCCCAAAACAAAATTTATACCATTGTTAATAATACAACCACTACTGTAGCAATGACGGTTTCTGGTGGAGCTGTTTCTTATACCGTTGGAGCGGGTGCAGTTCAATTAGTATATTGTGATGCTGCAAACGTCAGTGGAAATGGTGTTGGATTTTATACCGCATTTACATTTAACGGTGGTGCAACAACTATGCAGTCTGGTAATTGGCTTGTATCATTTAGCGGCTCAAAAATGTATTTTAATTACAATGGTAATAACGTAGCATCATTGGATTCAAGCGGTAACTTTATATCGCTTCTTACAGTCGCCGCCGGAACTACCCCATAATTTAGGAACATCATATGACAATTTTATTTAGTGGTTCAGTTCTTACATTTAGTGATGGAAGCACGTTAACTACAAATCCTATGCCATCAGGTAGCAATGTACTTTTTCAACAAACTACCGCGCCTACTGGATGGACAAAAGTAACCACTTATACCAATCACGCAGTTAGGATTGTTGCCGGAACAGCAAGCACTGGTGGATCTGTAGCTTTTACGTCCGCTTTTACTTCTCAATCAGTTACAGGTACTAATAGCGGCGGTGCTGTTACTGCGACAACTTTAAGTACGGCACAATTAGCATCTCACTCCCACCAATATAATTTATATACCGGATACAATCCGGTCGGTCCTTCGCTATATCAATTTGCTTGCCTTTCTACTGGTCCATCAAGTCAGCCTTCCACGTGCGGTTCTGGCGGTGGTGCTTCACATACCCACGGTTTTACACAACCCACATTTACCGGTACAGCAATTAATTTAGCAGTACAGTATGTTGATATTATTATTGCAACTAAAAATTAAGATAAAAATATGTCAATTTCAATTAACGGTACAACTCTTACATTTAGTGATTCAACCACAATGACAACGGTGGTTTTCCCATCAGGTACAGCTATGTTATTTCAACAAACAGCTGCGCCTACTGGATGGACAAAATCTACTACTTATAACGATTATGCAATCCGCATCACTAACGGAACAACATCTACTGGTGGTTCTGTAGCCTTTACTACAGCATTTGCATCTAAAGCAGTTTCCGGTACTAATAGCGGCGGTGCTGTTACTGCGTCAACTTTAAGTACGGCTCAACTTGCAGCACATAGTCATACTGAAGTTTCTTATAATGGCTGTACCGGTGGCAATTTTGGTGCTTGGGCAACTGGTACAGGTGGAAATCCTACTTATACAAGTCCATGTACTCTTTCAACTGGAAGTGGTAGTTCACATAGCCACGGTTTTACACAACCCACATTTACCGGTACAGCAATTAATTTAGCAGTACAGTATGTAGATCACATCATTGCAACTAAAAACTAAGAGGAAAAAGTGAAAATAGAAACTAAAATGAATTGCCCGCTCAACAAATTTGAGCCTTGCAAACTTTGGGAATGTGCGTGGTTTATTCAGTTACATGGAAAAAACCCTAATACCGGCGCAGATCTTGATGAATGGGGCTGTTCGGTTGCGTGGTTACCAATGCTTTTAGTTGAACATAGCCAAATGGAAAGACAAACTGGAGCTGCCGTTGAAAGTTTTAGAAATGAAATGGTTAAAGCTAACGAAGCTTCACAAAGCCTTTTAAGACAAACTGCAAAAATAAGCCAAATTGATGTAGAACCAAAATTAATTGGAGATTAAAATGAGTAACCTAACAATTATTGTTGATGACAATGCCGTATATTTAGATGGCGGAGTTTTAACCGGGTTAGATTTAACCCCTGCGAATATCCCTGCAAATGTTCATGCGTTGCAATGGAAAACAAATATTGGATGGATTGAGACTAGACCAAACGCTGACTTTACGCAAGATCCAAATCAAATTATTAATGAACTGCCAGATTGGGCTAATTCTTGCGTAGCTATTTTTAATAATCAAGTTCAAGTAAACAAAAATTTAGCGGCAGAAGCACAAGCTAAAGCAGCGGCAAATCAACCAACAACGACTGGTACAACGGTAGTGTAATGGTTATTAATAAAGCGCCAACTCATAGTTTTGAATATGATGCTGGATCAATAGCAATATATCACTGTAATAAAGGTGAAGGATTACCAAAACATAGTCATTTGTTTTCACACGCAACTGCTTGTTGTGCTGGGTCTTGTATAGTTCGCAAAGAAAACCGTGAACTGATTATTACCCCTGCATCACAGCCAATTAGTTTGGTTGCTAACGAATGGCATGAAATTGAAGCATTAGAGGACGGAACAGTATTTTTTAATGCGTGGGCTGGTGGCAAGTATATTTAATGAGCCAATTAAATCCTATTCATCTTTTTTCTGCCCCAGTATATGTGATAGAAAAGCCAGAATATCTTGATGCAGCTAGATCAGTATCCAGTAGATTTATTGAAAAAAGAAAATGCGTGGAAGAATTAAATCCTGCTTTTCCAGTGTATATGACTGAAAGCATTTACATTGATCCAGAAATATCTGCCCTTGCTAAATTTATATCTCAGACAGCATGGAACATATTAAGTAGTCAAGGATATGCAATGGAATATCTTCAGACGTATTACACTGAAATGTGGTGTCAGGAGCATCATAGTGGTTCTTTTGTGGAGCGCCATATTCACAATAATGGCTCTATTATTAGCGGCTTTTATTTTATAGACTGTCCAACAGATTGCTGTAAAGTTATTGTTTTTGATCCAAGAGATGCAAAAGTAATAACAAGCTTGCCCGAAAGAGACAATAATATTGCAACTCACGCTAGTAACTTAGTGAGTTTTACACCAAAAGAAGGCGATATTATGTTTACCAATTCTTGGCTTCCGCATTCTTTTACAAAGAATCTTTCTGAAAAACCCATGCGGTTTATTCATTTTAATATTGCTGTAGCGCCATTCCAACAAACAAATACAGTGTGTCGTCCAAGCGTAGAGGTTATATGAACAAATATCGCATTCGATTTAATAAAAGCCGAGGTGAGAACGGAAGGGGAACGTTCGACCATGCATGGCGGGTTTTTGAGAACAAAAAAGAATATTTAGTAAAAAACTTTCGTTTAAACGTTCCATCTTTTGGAGAAAAAGAGGATAATGGGGTAGACTGGAATGTTTGCTGTTTTGGATATTTAACGATTGATCGGGAAACATCCACGGCAATTATAAATGGAGAACAATAATGAATTTTACATTTACATGGATTATGGACAAACTTGGCTATATGCCAAAGATTGACATGGAAATTGGCAAAGTTGCTCAACCTTGGTCTTTTCCTGCGCCCGCAGCCAAAAAGAAACCAACTGTTCAAAAAGCTACTACTCGTACTAAAAAAACAACGACTGTTGCCAAAAAAGTTAAAGCTAAAAAGGTATGATATGTCAGAAGTTAATGAAAAGGCTGTCTTTATTGAAAAGATAGCATTTGCTGTTTTACCTATTCTTTTAGCTTGCGTAGGCTATTTAATGTCTGCGCTTTCTAGTCTAAGTCAAGATGTTACTGTTTTAAATAGTAAGATGTCTTTAGTAGTTACCAGCGACAATAAACAAGCTACAAATACTGGATCTGAATTAGCTCGTGAAAAATTGCGGCAAGATTTAGAAAAAGATATTCAATTAAATAGAGATCAGATTCAAGCCAATAAACAAGAAATTGCAATTATTGAGGAGCGTCTTAAAAATACTATTGGTTTTAGCAAAAAATAAAGGCGCACGATGAATTGGTTAATACATTTAGTAACAGGAAAAGATAACGAAACTCATGATGTAGCTCGTTGGTCTTGGGTAACTACAACTGTAGCTGTTATTGCTGGTGCTGTTTGGAATGCTATTCATGGCGGTGCTATGAATCTAATGGATTTTGCCCAAGCTGTTGGCATTATTTCTGGCGCACATGGCGCAGCAGTTATGATGAAAAAGGACACGGAGCCACAGTGATGCTATATGGAACATATGTCAAAGCTATATTACTTATTGCTTTTGTATGCGGGGTGTTTTTCGCTGGCTGGCATACTAGGGATCGTGATTTTACTATTTACAAAGATCAAGTCCGTGTTGAAGCTGAAAAAGCTCAAGCACATACGGAGTCGGTACAAAAACAACAGGCATTAATTACCAAAGGAATTCAAGATGAATATGATGCGAAGCTTGCTCTTTTGCGCCAGTATTATGCTAACGGGGTGCGGAAC